GTCTGCACCGCTTGGCGACAAGACTCTCTTCATGCTTATCAAGAAGCATCTTGACAAGATCACCAATATCCACGGTCAAGAGGAATCGCTGTGGTCAGATACCCTGCGCCTAGCGGGACGGTTTGACTGTATCGCTGACTACGATGGCGAGATTTCAATCATTGACTTCAAGTCATCTCGCAAGGAGAAGCGCAAGTCTGACATTCAAAACTACTTCCAACAGGCGTGTGCGTATGCCCATATGTGGCTTGAGCGCACAGGTCAGAAGAAGTTGCCACAAACAGTCATCCTTGTTGCTTGTGATAGTGGCGTAGATCAGGAGTTTATTGAGGACTCAAAGAATGCCCGTGAGGGGCTGAAGAAGTCTATTGAACTCTATTGGTCAAAGAACAACTTCGAAGAACTACAGGAGCAAATTAAGAATGAACTGGCTAAAGAAACTAGTATTGTGGGTTAAGGGACTATTTACCAAGAAGGACGAGAATGTCGTTGACATGGACAAGGACACTCGTTATCATTGCGTCCGCATCTTCCGCAAGGAGGGGGACGAGATTGTCATGCTCCTATCCGAAGAAGAGATTGAACGGGGCATTAACCGTGCTGTTCAAGAAATTGGTGTAATTCCCTATACGGAGTAAGCATGGGTTCAATTGTAAATCTCACTCAAGACTTCTCAAAAGAAGTTGAGGATTTCGTCAAGATTCAGAAGGAGCCATCCTATCTTGATGCTGTTATTCACATCTGCGAAAAGCACGGAGTGGAACCTGATACGGTTTCAAAACTCCTAAGTAAACCAATCAAGGAACGCCTGAAGATTGAAGGTCAACGACTCAATCTTCTGAAAAAGGATTCCAAACTGCCTCTATGAACGGCTATGAAGCCTACAAGATCTATGTCTCCATGAAGGCTCACTTCAGAGGAGATAAGTATGATTTCTTTCGCTATGGCAGGATCTCTCCGAAGCCACAGACTTTTGAGAACCGAAAGGATCGCCACTTCTTTGATAAGTTGGCGAAGCGATACACAAGCGAAGAGAACATGGTTCACTTCCTGCTTTCACAAATGCAGGATAATCCCAATATGTGGATAGGTTCCATGCTTGGCGAAGAAGCCAATCAGCGTTTCTTGGAATGGCGTAAGCGAAACGAACGCCTGACTTATCTGTTCGGTGAGGACATCAAGACACTCATCAAGTACGCTTCCATTCACGATAACTTCACTCCTGATGCATGGAGCAAGTTGTTCATCTGCGAGAACAAGAACCATCCCAAGATCCTGCGCCTGTTGATGCAGAAGAAGATCTCGCCCGAGACTTTCTGTATCCTTGATCAGATGCTTGAATTTACAAATAGTTGGCAGTCATCCCTATCGGGCGATCCCGTTTGGGACGAGATGCGAGGGCGTATGATTGGCTACGGTGGGTTTCTAAAACACACAGCCAATCTTCAAACTCTCAAAGAATCTGTCCGCAAAATCTTGTGCGAAAGCACTTGACCACAGGCTAGATACCTGTATACTACCCATACTTCATACACACCAACACACGAAAGGATACGACACATATGGGATTTTCAGACCTAAAGAAGAAGTCACAGACAATGACGCAGCAACTCTCCAAGGAGATGGAGAAGTTGAACAGCAAGGGAGGATACGAGAAGGATGATCGTTTCTGGTCGCTTGAGCGCGACAAGGCAGGTAACGGTTATGCCGTGATTCGCTTCCTTCCCGCAATTGAAGGCGAAGAGATCCCTTGGGTGCGCGTGTTCTCGCACGGCTTCAAGGGCAAGGGCGGTTGGATGATTGAGAACTGCCCCACTACCATCGGCAAGAAGTGTCCGATCTGCGAAGGCAATAACGAATTGTGGAATAGCGGACTTGAGTCTGACAAGGCTGTCGCCCGTGACCGCAAGCGCAAGTTGACCTATATTAGCAATATCCTGATCGTCAAGGATGCTGCTCATCCCGAGAACGAGGGCAAGGTATTCCTCTTCAAGTACGGTGCGAAGATCTTTGAGAAGATCAACGACAAGATGAACCCCAAGTTTGATGACGAGAAGTCAATCAATCCGTTTGACTTCTGGCAGGGTTGCAACTTCAAGTTGAAGGCTACAATCGGTGACGGTGGCTATGTCAACTATGAAAAGAGTTCCTTTGATTCTCCCTCTGCTCTTCTTGATGGAGAGGATTCGGAACTTGAGGTTCTGTGGAAGAAGGAGCATTCGCTTGTTGCGTTTACTGCTCCCGATCAGTTCAAGTCTTATGACGAACTGAAGGATCGTATGCACACGGTTCTTTTCACCGAGGCTCCCGAGAAGAAGGCTGACGAAGAGCCTGTGCGCGAGTCCCTGTCGCAGAAGTTTGCCAAGAGCAACAAGGCTACCGAGGAGGCAGTTAAGCCGGCTTCCAAGAAGCCCGCTCCAAAGGCAGCAGCGGCAGATGAAGGAGAGGACGATGCTCTCGCCTACTTCCGCAAGTTGGCAGAAGAGGACTGAACAAAATCCCAGTCAATCGCAACGACCGCCATCCGAAAGGGTGGCGGTTGTGTTTTAGTGACCAATCATATGACGAGTCGGATCGGCATGACGAACGGGATTTGGAGATAGGACAACGGGCGCACCGCCGCCCCCACCACCATTTACTACATTGTTTGTAGTTGGTGCATGGGTGACCATGACTGTAGAATTTGCTATAGAGCCTCCCCGAGCCGCCGCCGATTGCATTTGGGCAGGAGAAGTAGCAGCCGATGATGCCATTGCACCCGATGCAACAGATGGAGTCATTCCTCTTGTACTGCGTGTATCTGTACCCATGTCAATACCCAACCAAGACAGCAATGGTTTGAACTTTCCTACAAGTGTTGTCCACACCTCAGAAATCATGCCGGCAAGCGAACTGAACATATCTAAAACAGGTTGCATAAACTCGTCAACTACCTGACCAAGATAGTCAAATGCATTAGTTGCATCATCAAAGAATGCAGTAATATCCGCTATAGCAGGATCAATTGCATCAAGAATATATTGGAATCCCTCCGACATATATTCAAATCCTATCTTCATAGTATTAAACAAGAAACCAATCACCGAAAATACTACTTGAAACACAGGAAGTAGAGTTTTCATAATTGGCATTATCACCAAATCAAATATCACTTTGACAACCTCAAAGATGACCTTAAAGATGAACTTAACGATACTGAATACGGGAGTCAACAACTTCAATACGAGCGATACTACTTTAACTAGAACATCTGCAACTGCCCCCAATACACCCATAAGTGGCTTTAGTGCATTTTCCCACAAGGACATAACTAGTGGTTTCAGGAATCCATTATAAACTTGAACCAAGGTATCGATGATCCATCCAAAAACATCACCAAAGATTTTGACGATACCTGTGATTTGATCAAATAGTCCATCAAGTGGTTTTGAGATGGTCTCGTACATTTTGTCAAAATCCAAAACCAAATCGGAAAGACCAAGGGTAAAAAAGGAAGCAATTCCCTTTAGAAGTCCTACTATAATGGACTTGAACACACCTTTGAATCCTTCTGTATCAAACTTTCCAAATGCAGAAACTATGGTTTCTATGATTGTGGGGATAACCGAAATTAAGGGAAGAAGACTAACAAGTTTTGCACCTATCTTTCCAGCAGTTGCAAAGACTTTAGCAAAATTGGTTATTCCCTTTTCTGCACCTCTAAACAGACCAGATAGACCAGTTACTTCACCAAATAAAGAGAATACTCCTTCTACTTTTGTGAATATGCCTCCGATATATGTGGCTATACCTTTAAAGAAACCTGTAAATTTGGTTCCAAGTCCTGCCAAGGGTTTAGATGCGAATTGCACAAAACTATCAATCTCCATGAAAAAGTTTCGCATCTTTGTAAATACGAATGTCCCCATTTGACCAATATCTTTTCCAAAACTAACAAAAGGCTTGGCTATACTCTTTCCAATGAAACTAAAAAGGTCTACTGTTTCCTTTGCAAAGTTGACAATTTTTAAAGATAGAGTTTTGATCACGATATTATAAAAGTCGGTAAACCCTATAAAATTATCAATACTCTTCATTCCTGATTTCAGAGCATCCATTAGCGGTTTAAAGAGTGCGCCTTCGCTAGTGAATATTCCGCTGACAAATTTTTGTGCAAAAGTTGTAATAGTTTTGCCGACATAAGCAAGTCCATCTATGAATACTTGTGCGCCAGACGCAATCCCTTGGAACATTTGCTTGAAAAAGTTTATGTACAATTGTGATGCACCTTTAACGAATGCAAACAAAAATCCAGCAATTGCAACAAGCATTGTAGGAAGACCCAGAAGAAACTTTCCTATGCCTCCTTCTTCCTTTTCGCGGCGTTCTTTTTCCTCCTCTTTGTCATACTTTCCATCACCCATATCTCTTCCAAGATGTTCCGCTCCACTCTTTCCTCCTGCCTTCTTTTCTCTTGCTTCTTCTGCTCTTGCCTCTGCATCCTTTTTGCCTAGTTCGACAGTAGTAGATGTGTTGTTATAAATTCCTCTTGTCATTTCCAAAGCATTCTTTTCGGTTCGAAGCAACTCTCCGATCTTTTCACCGGTATCATTTGATTCTTCCGTTATCTTCTCCAACAACTTCCCGTTATTGGTGTTTTCGGCAACCATTTCGTTGTACTTCTTGGTTGCCTCATTTAGTTGCTGACGAAGACTTTTCAGACCATCGTTGGCTCCACTCGAAACAGTCTCCATGTTCAGTAGTTCATTCGTGCAGAGTTGAATCTGCTTCTTCATTTGATTGAGCGAGTCCGTGCTGTCTTTAGTGACAGAACCAAGAGCGGTGACAAGTTTGTTTACTTGTTCGCTCAACTTACTCAAGTCACTATTGAATTGGTCTCCGATGTTGTCTGCCATCTATGATTCCTCACATACCGCTTCTCATGGAAGCCTGTTGCTGATCCATCCGTTCCTTTTCCTCCTTCACATAGTTAATCAACAGACCCATATAAATCTGCCTTTCCCACGGAATCATGTTCTCGATTTCCGTGAGGCTGAAGTTATGGTCTTTCATCATTACAAAATGGCATTGCAACAAGTTCGCAAGCGACTCATGCAACATTATGAGGTAAAAAAATCTTGCATTCCTCGCAAAGTGTACTTGTTCTCATGTCCGCACTTTGAGCAAGCAAAGTTGATTTCGTGCTTGATTGCAGGGATGTCCTGATAGAACTTAACGATCTTTTGAAACATATCCTGCGACATATTCTCCACAAATCCAATTACTTCCTCTTTGGAGAAATCCTTAGTCTTGTAGATTTTGTCGTTGTCAAAGATGACCTCAATGCAGGAAGCGATGAGATTGATGGTTCGCTCTGCATTCTTTTCGGTATCCTTTTCATCTACCGATTCCATTCCCACGGTGTCTTCGATGGTTGGGTATCGCATGACTACGCCCATCTTATCTGTCAAGTTGATGGTGTTAGAATGGTTAGCAGTCTTCACTACTTCCACCTTTGTCAGATCGATGTCTACCGCTGTTTGGGTGCCGCATTCGGAGCATTTGAAGTTGGGAGAGATCTTCTCGCCTACGGACTTGATGCGTAGTTGAAGAACGATGTATTCCAAGTCAAACGGAGGGCAGTTTTCAACATCCACTCCACCAAAGGTACAGTCGTGAATTACCGTTTTTGTGGTGCTTTGAATCTGTGCCGGATCTTTGGTTTCCATAGCCAACAGGAGAACCTTCTCCTCCTTGACCAAGAAAGGACGGTACTTTATCTTCTTGCCCGAAGAAGGAAGTTTCAACTCATAAGTTGGGGTAGCAACAATAGGTATAGCCATGTTAATCTCCTAGAATCATGGTATTTATGTGAGAATCAAGCAATTGAATTTCCAGGTAATTGCGGTGGCGGGGTGTAGTTGATTACCCGACCTTGATCTGCGATTGGCGTACCTTCGGCTGGCAAGTTTACATAACCCAATGCTTTTGCGCTTTGCTCGGTTTCGGCAACAATCGGATCGGACTGAACCTGTTTCAGCAATCCATTTGCTGCAAACGGATCGGGATTGTCCTTGTACCACTTGTCCATCATCTCCTCACCACGGATGTCTGCATTGATTGCTGCCAATGCCCGCAATGAATTGGAGACATTCTGATCGTATGTGGTGATGTCCACCGCCTCTCTGAATGCAAATGATACATTTGTAAACATAGGCTTATTGTTGGAAGACCACTCTACAGTTCCGCCATTGACATTCATTGTCCTTGGATACACTTCTGTAAACCGAATTCCTCGAAGTTTGTTTGATTGGTATGCATTCATCATTTGCTCTATTGTCTTCATCGTATTTGGAATGAAGACAAGCGTGATTTTTGTATCTTTGGCAAAGTCATCGTAAAAAGACACATATCTTGTCACGGGATCTATGATTCCATCCATCCATTTCTGCATGAATCCAAACTCTGCCATATCAGTTGAACAATAGAACTGTAGTGTCAGTTCATCATCAAAGGTGGCGGTGTATGGGATTCTGCGCTTTGGTCCTGCAATATCACGGTCAAGGGTGGAGAAATACTTGCCTGGAATGTTTACGCTAAATGCGCGAAGAGTCATGCGCCTGTCCATTTGTGAAGATCTGAATGCAAAATTTTCATCCAACCAAGGACTTTCGATAAAAGCAAGAAAGCGATAGGATAACGCAAATCCATTTGTACCTGCATTAGTTAAGAAGTCCCCATACGCCGAAGTTTGATTGAATTGCGTCTTGCCTACATTGGGTGGAAAAAACGATGATAGGTAACTTGGGAGTAGGGTCAAAGCAGTTTGGTATATTGCCATTAGATCTTCCTTCTGGACTCTTTCCAGACATTCTCTTTGATTTCTTTGCTGAATCGTTCAAGCGGTAAGAACAGCATGAACTTCCAATAGATAGGGGGAATTTCGGTTATTTTGGTGACCACATTCTTGTAGTAATAGCGTTTGATCGCGGGTCTGTAGTATTTCAATCCCTTTGTTGCCTTTAGTGTGGCATAGGAGATGTCAAAGTAGGCATTGGGGTTTTCATCAAAGTTCTCATCGTTTAGGTATGCAACAAGAAGATTGAAGAATATCTGTCGATCTACTGGGTGTAAGTAGTGAAAGTTTAATCCTATGAACCCATTTTCGGCGTAATTCAAAACCAACACTATAGGAAACAGGTCATAATAGGGCAATTCAATCTTTGTTTTGGGACTGTATCCAAAAAGGTAGATGCTTCCAGGCACAAATCTTGTGATTGAACTTTCGGTGCCTGATGTTCTGATGATACTTGCAGGATTCACCGTACCGATGTTTTTCAGGTTTCTCCGCAGCCATTCCGTGGCTCTCGGAGAGGTCATTTCTATTCCTTCTGCGAACATTCTTCGTAAGACTTCGATGGCATCCTGTTGGCTCATTTTTTTGCTCCGAAGATGTCATCTTCTGTCAGAATTTGAAACTTCCACTTGCGGTCGGCGCAAAACTCCCGCGCCGCTTCCCATTTGGCACTATTGACCATCCAATCTCTGACTTCGGTCAATTTACCCCTGCTCACGCGCACACCCGCGCCCGCAGGCATGGCAGGCTGTATTGTCTTCTTCTTAGGCTTGATTTCGATCAGCGTGTTCTCCTCTACACCATCCTTGTTCTTGGTCTTGATCCAAAAGTCCACGAAGTAGCGATGTATCTTCTTGTCAAACGGTGATCGGTAGGGGATTACCACCTCTTCGGATGACCATTCCACGATGTTAGGATTAGTGTCACAAAAGACCATGAACCGCCGTTCCCACAGCGACCGATAGACGCAATTCTTCGGATCGCCGCGATACTTGTGCGGGTTGGTCGGAGTGTAGAAACCTTTGTAACTGCCTTTGGGAATAGGGGTTCTCCTCGATTTTGTATTTAGCAGACTACGCTAAATACCAACACATAGGAGACCAAACTTGGAATCATCCAATTTTATCCAACGACTTTATGGCAACGGCAAAGGAAGAGCGTTTCAAGGCGCACCCGATGGTCAGGCTGATCGTATTATGGATCGAACATCGCCTGTTGAATATGCGGTAGACGAGCGTGCTTTCTATCGATACCCTTTTGATTTGGGCGACTCACCGGAACATCAAAACTTCATCGTAATTGACATATTTGAAAACAAGGGGCATGGTCTTAACGGAGAGCATAGCAAGAAGCCTTTCTTTGGTTCCAAGTTTGAAAGTGTAAACAATACTGTCCAACAGGCTGCATCTAAATTGGGTGCCGCCAAAACGCTAGTGCCGGAGGCTCTTGCCATCAGCGGTCTGATTGGAGGAAAAAAATTCCTAGAGGGAACTGCTGGTACAGTTCTCAAAGGAACCAATCTCGTCACTTCCGGTATTGCCAAGGATACCTTGGGGCAAGTAATTAAAGCAGGACAGCAGAATCTCAACGACTTGGGCAAAGGAGAAGAAGGCTTTGTTCAAGAGGCTCTTGGTATTGCAGGCTCCATGAAGAGAGCCAACAAGACGATCTGTCTGTATATGCCAGGTGGAGTCAAGTCTTCATACAACACCCAATATACAGATGCCGATTTTACAAAGATCGGTCAAATGTCAACTATGGTTCAGGGAGGACTGAAGAATCTTGCAAGCATGGCTACCAATGGTGGCTTGGACGATACAACGAAGGCAGCATCCGAAGCAATAAGCAAACAAATGGCAATGGGTGTTGTCAAGGAACTTGGCGAAAAATTAGACGAGATCGGTGATAACATGGGTCTTGAGGGCAAGACTAATCTTGAGGCTTTGGTACAGGCAGGGCAGAATAGAAAGGCAAGAAACCCCTTTGTCCTACAGTTATTCGAAAGCGTTGATCGAAGAAACTTCGAATATAACTTTGAGTTCATCCCCAAGAGCAAGAAGGAAGTCAACGAAATTTACGCAATCATCCGAACCCTCAAGCGATACTCTTTGCCTTCTCGCGCTCTCGGTGGTCGTTTCTTGGACTTTCCAGCAGAATTCAGATTGACTTATGTGAATACAGACAAGGAGAACTTGTATCTGTACAGAATCGCTCGTTGCGCGTTGGTGGGGATAGATGTGGACTACGGTACAAATCCGTTCACTACATTCAAGCCCGATGAAGGAGGCGCAGCCCCCACACAGATCAAATTGTCTCTCAAGTTCAACGAACTCGAAATCCTCACACAGGAAAGAGTAGATCAAGGCTTCTAAACCATGCCATACTTCACATACTTTCCATCTATCTCCTACACAACCGATCCGACTGATCTTACAAAGGTCATCGCGGTAAAGGACATTACTGTCCGCGCAAAGATCAGCGACTACTTTAAAAACTCCGCATTGGCTTCCTTGCCTTATGAGATTCAAGACGGCGAGAGACCCGAAACCCTTGCACACAGAGTCTATGATCGTTCCGACTTGCATTGGGTGATCCTGATGTTCAACGAGATACACGATCCTTACTTTGAATGGCCTCTATCTTCCGCAGAACTTGAAAGCAAACTGCAAGCGAAGTACAAAGGATACGCAATTTACTATCCTGATACCGCTAGAATTCCGGATACCTTTCAGATACAGGACGCTACTGTATTAAAGGGAGCATCTACGGTCAGTCAAGTATTGGCTGATGGAACAATCATCACGGCAAACATCATCAAGTGGGATCCAACTTACAACTGCATCATCATAGATGGTGAACAGGCTTCGTTGTTCGATCCTACGGTAGATTCTCCTCTTTCAACAGATCAGTATGCTCGTCTATATGTTGATGGCGACACCTCAAAATTGTTTGCTTTCTCCAAGATCGTCCCATATGAGTATGGCGTGAACCATTTTGAGGATAGTGATGGGAATGTGTTGGATCCTCGTAGCGGTCCTCCAAGCGATCCAACGAATCCTTCATCCATTCTTAATCGATATGTCTCTGATATCGAGTTTACGGAAACCCTTGCCATAGATAACAGAACGCAAGAGTTCCGAGACAACGATAGCAAGCGGTTAATTCGTATGGTCAAGCCCGAGTTTATGAGTTCGATTGTAACGCAGTTCCGTTCTCTGTTTGAATAAACATGGCGATACCCAACTATAAAATTCTCAATCCAGGTGATGTACTCATCGATTCAATTACCATCGAATCGGTAGCGGGTGCAATACTTGATGTCCGACCACAGTTCATTTCTATGAACATCTATGAAGACATCTTTGCAAATGGTCTTTCGGGATTCATCGTGTTGGTGGATGCTCTGAACTTGATTCGCTACTTGCAGATCACGGGACGAGAGAAACTGAAGATAACCTTTGCAACTCCTGGTGAAGACAACGAAAAGATCTTCCTCACCAAGGAGTTCAACATCTACAAGGTGTCTAGCGAAGTCAAGATGCAGGGTGACGGAAAGAAACTCATTCGTCTTGAATTCGTATCGCCCACCACATATCAAAATGCACAGTTGCGTATATCAAGAGCATTTACGGATATGCCGTACAGCGATATGGTAACCACAATCATGCGAGATACTTTGGGAGTCGAAGTCAATGCTTGCCCTACGCTAGGTAACCGAAACATAGTGATCCCCAACTGGAATCCAATGTATGCCATCAGTTGGCTAGCCAAAAGATCTTCAGCCGATGTAATGCCCGAAGCCTGCGACTATGTGTTTTTCGAGAGTCTGGACGGGGAATACCAATTCATGCCACTCTCTCTGCTGAAGAAGCAGGAAAGCGTGGTCAAATATCACCATACTCCCACTTCTCGAAATCCTGAAACCGGTGAAATCTTTATGAAAAAGGAGTTCTACAACATCCTGTCTTTCAGCATAGGCGGCAGGGGAGATAAGATGCGAGAAGTGGTTTCGGGCGTATACGGCAACAATGCAATTGCGCTTGATATTGTAGGCAAGCAAGCAGAAACCGAAGCCTATACCTACTTCACGCACCGTGATCGTATTCCAACTATATCAAAGTATCCACTTGTATCGAAGGTTTCGGACACCTACAGCGAGAACATTACTGCATATCAGAAGTTTTATCCGAAGCATTCGTACAAATACGACACAATCAAAGACAACGATGAACTGCACATCATCTCCTCACGCCGTCAATCGCAGATGAACCAATTCAAGACAAACACATTGACAATTATTGTCAATGGCGACTCACGAAGAAGAGTTGGAGAGATTGTTTCGGTTGACATCCCAAGCACAGAAGATCCAAAGGGTAAAGATGATTGGTACGATCCATATCTTTCGGGTCGATATATGATTACGGCAATCCTTCACGAAATCGGTGACGGTAACTACACAATGAAGATGGAGTTGGTTAAGGATGGGTATGATGAGCGCATTCCTGATGTTCAAACTTTTGGTGCGGGTGGAGACTTCTAATCATGTTGAATGAAATGCCCGACAATCCCAATGACTACATGGGTAAAATGGACTTTGTGTGGTGGCACGGAGTTGTCGAAGACAACAACGACCCCCTCAAACTTGGTCGCTGCCGAGTTCGTATCTACGGATTTCACACCGAAGACAAGGTTCTCATCCCTACGGAATCGTTGCCTTGGGCAGCGGTGATGCAGCCAATCACAAGTGCAGCAATCAGCGGTAAAGGTCAATCCCCCACAGGGATTCTGCCTGGTACATGGGTTGTTGGTTTCTTCCGCGATGGACCACACGCGCAAGATCCAATTGTCATCGGTACAGTAGCAGGTCTACCTACACCAAATGCAGATGGCAATTATAAGGATCCTGAACGCGGATTCTACGATCCCGATGGTGTTTATCCTTTGGATGACTATTTGGGAGAGCAGGATACCAATCGTCTTGCGCGTGGACAAAATCTCGACAAAACCATTCTGAAGTCCCGTGCAGATGCGCGTATCCCAAATATTCCTACTGCGCTGACAGGACATTGGGCAGAACCAAAGTCTGCATACGGGGCAACTTATCCTCACAATCATGTGTACGAGAGTGAGTCGGGACATATCTTTGAAGTAGATGATACGCCAACCGCAGAACGATTGCATCGTTATCACAAGGCAGGAACCTTTGAAGAGATTCGTCCCGATGGTTCTCGCGTAACCAAGATCAAGGGAAATGACTACGAATTGACGATAGGTTCCAAGTCAATGATGGTCAAGGGAGATGTTCTTTATACGAACGAGGGCAAGGCGCAACTTAAGGTAGGCAAGGATTTCTACATCGAAGTCGATGGCGACATGAGAACATTGGTTCATGGCAATGTCATCATGTATACCAAGGGAAGTCTTGTTCACAGAGTAGGCGGTTCTTACACAGTTGCAAGCGATGGCAACATGACTTTTGTCGCACCTCGTATCGATTTGAATCCCGAGGGAATCAACTCCTCCAAGGTCAGCGTTGGAGGATTGGACAAAATCTCAAAGAGAAGAGTCGAGTTTCCTGATCCGAAGAATCCTACACAAACAACTTCTCTTGCATCTTTGCCTGATGCCGATGTAAGCGGTGTAGTTGCTGGAAATGCAACCACTCTATCCACATTGCAGCAGCAATCCGAAGGAACTATTTCCCAAGCCGCAGTTGCTTCTTCGGCGGCAACAAATACAACAACTACCGAAACGGTGGCAAGCACAGTAACTACATCTACCGAAGCAACAACAACTACGCTGAATGGTGCTGCGGCTCCTGCTGTCCCTGCGGAGGTAGGCGGAACTCAATACTTTACTGGAACTAATATTCAAATTCCAAAGATTCCACAAACGGAGGAACAGATACTGCTTCTTGGTGCAGCAGCAGGAGCAGCGGCTGCGGCAGCATTCACCAATGAATCGGCAACAAAGCAAACCGCTACCAATACCCCTGTTGCAGCAGTAGCCCTTCCGCCTATTCCATCAACTTCGCCAGGTCTTCAAGATTCCAATCTTGTCATGGCAGGAGGAACAGGTGCGGCACAAGCAGAGACAGGACTTCCTGGTCTTCCGACCATCAGTCTTTATGCGGTTCCCGATGAAGCGGCTTCTTTGCTTCAGGGGTATCCTGGTCAGACAGGAATGGCAAATACAGATCCAACGAGCGATATGCCAACAGTTGATCTTCTTCCTAGCGTTCCTGTTCTTGCCTATCCTGCGGAGTTTGCACAGCCTGTCATCCTACCTGATGTCTTGGATGGAGGCTCCTTCTGATGGCGCAGGAATATCTTTGGCTAGGCAAGTATAGAATTCTTTCAGAAGTTGATCCTGCCACCTACTACCCAAATGGCACGGAGGTAGGAGTTCCATCGGGAAATGGTGTAAGTGCAGAATGCTTTCGTCTAGACTTTCCTCTATCTCCAACCACCTATTTCTATGGGGGATTTGATTCCCCTCCTATTACCCCCCGAAGAAAGTACTTTGAGCAGGAAGACATAACCGATGACCCCGTGTGGGCGTTGTATTTGGTATACAACACCGGCTCATACTCCACTTGTTCGGGTGCTACATTTGCCGATCCTGGTTTTCTGATGATTACAGGGGATTTCTCGCCCGATATGGTATTGAACTTGGATACAGGGAAGTTGACGGGTAGAACGGGGGAAATGGATCAATATGTCTCTGGATTGAACCTTCCACCCGACTATGAAATAGACGAACAAAACTATGCCACCATAGGCTCTGCATCCTATTTTAGGAATGGAGTGGGGTTTGACATCCCAATTCGGTTTACTGCGCGAGTCTTTAGCAAGTCGGATCCAAGCGTATTTGTAGATGGCTCATTTGAGTACGGATTGCGGAATAACTGGTCATCGGATAGAGATTATTTAATCCTAAATATCAAGAATCAGTTCTTTGTAAATGGCGCAACCGCCACAAATCTTGAATATCTAGAAGCACAGAAAGCACAGGGATTCTTCCCTGGACCGCCATAAGGAGTTCCGATGCCCGCAGCACACAGACAAGGTGACATATGTTCAGGTCACGGATGCTATGCCCCCCGTCAGAACATTTCGTGGTCTACGAATGTGTTCGTGAACAACAAGGGATGGCATCGTCAATTGGACAATTGGGGATCGCATTGCTGCGGTCCAAATTGCCATAAAGCACATACCGCAGAAGGTTCCTCAATGGTTTTTGTCAATAGCCGACAGGCGGCTCGGATTGGTGACCCCCTTTCCTGTGGTTCTGCAATCGCCACAGGAAGCAAAGATGTGTACTGTGGAGGCTAACAATGTCAGCAGAACCGCATAACAACATTGATTTTTGGATAAGCGTAGGATCGGGATTGACTGGCGTAATAGCCGGTATGGTCGCGGGTGTTTCTTATTTAAAGAATCGGTTTAAGACTTGGAAGAAACAAGAGGAGATTGATGCCGCAATCACGGCTGCAATCACAGTAGACGATATCCGTAGATATGGTCAAGTTCAAGAGATACTGACTACCCTACGAAATCAATGTGGTGCAGATCGTATACAGATCCTTCAGTTTCATAATGGCGGCAAGTTCTTGGATGGCTCTTCCATGAAGCGTATGTCCATGACCCATGAATCGTGCAGCAATGGAGTCGCCTACGAGTATATGCATCTACAAGCGGTTCTTGCCACGCTACTATGGGAGAAGATTGAGTTGGTCAAGAAGGACGAACCACAAGTTCATCTTGTCAAAAATTTGTCGGAATCTAATCTTCGTACCTACTGCCGAAGCAAAGGTACGGAAGCATTCGCGGTTCTGCCTATTCATAAAGACGCTTTGGTAATTGGCTTCATCAATTTGGATTGGCTTGACGAGGAAACTGCACCGCATAAGCCAATGGAATTTGCCGCTATGTTTGAAGAGCAGCGCAACTACATTGAACTTCAACTAGCAAAGGATCACAAGAGTGGCAATTAAGCGGCTAAAAGATCCCGTTCTTCTGCTTTCTGATATCGATATGGATCTCACCATAGATCCATTGACGAAGGATGTCTCTGCTGTCACCGGTGAAAATACTGTAAAGCAGGCATTGCAAAATTTGCTGCGATTCAAAAAATACGACAAACCATTCCATCCCGAAATTGATTCTGGCATCACGGACTTGCTGTTTGAAAACGCAGATCCGATCATCATGTTTCAGATGAAGCGCAAGATAACCGAGATGATTACCTCATATGAATCAAGAGTTCGTGGAGTAATCGTAGACATCGTGGATCTTTCGGAAGAGAATGCATACAAGATAAATGTTCAGTTTCAAATTCAGAATTCGGTTGAGACCTATCGTGCCACGGTAATCGTGGAGAGGATCAGATGACTACTCCAAACCTTCCAATTGACAACCTAGATTTCGATTCGATCAAGACGAATCTGAAGTCATTCCTAAAGAGTCAGGACAAGTTCAAGGACTATGACTTTGAGGGATCTGGTATGAACATCCTCCTTGACCTTCTTGCATACAACACTCACTATCAGGCATTCTATGCCAACATGGTAGCAAATGAATCATTCATCGATTCGGCAGTCAAGCGGCAATCCGTGGTTTCTCTTGCAAAGCAGTTGGGATATACTCCTCGTTCCTATCGTGCTTCGACTGCAACGGTAGATATCGTATGGACTGCGCCTACCACGACAAATAGTGCATTTGAGATATTCAAGACAAGCGTTGCGCGGGGAGAGGTGTTTGTAAAGCGAGGAGAGACCTTTGTGGCTTCTGCTGCTGGCTCTATTTTTACTTTCATGCCCATGCAAAACTACAAGGTGACAATTGAAGGCAACAACTGTGTAGCCCGTAATGTTGAAATCAAGGAAGGACGCTTTCAAACCTTTACCTACATCGCAAATGGTGCAAATCCTTCTCAACGATTCATCATTCCCGAATCTCAAATAGACACAAGCACATTGCGTGTTCGTGTTGCAAAATCAGCAAAAGACACAACAGGGCTTGTCGATGTTTGGTCATTGGCAACGGATATTAACTCAATCGATGCTTCTACGAATGCATACTTCTTGCAGGCAGTAGAGGATGACAAATATGAAATCCTCTTTGGCGATGGAGTCGTTGGACGCAAGCCAGATGATGGCAATGCAATTGTAATTGAGTATCTCGTAACCCGTGCAGATGATGCAAATGGAGTACAGAATTTCCGTTATTCAGGAACGGTTACAGGAACGGGAGTAACTCCATCGGTAACAGTAACAGTAGACGAAACGGGCAGCCCACAGTCTTCTTATGGTGGAAGTCAACCCGAAGACATTGAATCGATTCGCTACTACGCTCCAAGAAACTATCAATCACAGGAGCGTACAGTAACCGCCGAGGACTATAAGACTATCCTCACCCGCGACTACACAACAGCAGATTCAATCTTGGTATGGGGTGGAGAGGAAAGCGATCCCCCACAATATGGCAAGGTGTTCGTGTCAATCAAGCCACAGAATGCAACCAAATTATCGACTCTTGAAAAGTTGTCGATTCAGAACACCATCTTGCAGCGAAAGAATGTGTTGGGCATCACCCCTGAAGTCGTTGATCCTGACTACACCTATCTCGTTCTGAACATGACCGTTCGTTATGACCCCACCTTGACGAAGATGTCTGCATCGGATCTTGAAACTCTGCTCAATACCACCGTTGATGCATACATGACGGAAAGACTAGGTAAGTTCGGACTGAACTTCAGATTCTCAAAATTTGTCACCTACATGGATGGCATCAATCAAAGCATCACAAGCACGGATGCCTATATTCGCTTGCAAAAGCGATTTGAGCCTATTATCGGCAAGTCGGGAGTTTACACGGTCAAGTTCAACTTTGACAACGAAGTGTATCACCCGATGGATGGGTATCCTGCGGTACTGTCAAGCAGCGCATTCGGTTACCTTGATACGGATGGGATCACCGAAGTAAATGCATACATGGAAGACGATGGATATGGAAACATCAGAATCTACAAGTTGGTTGGCTCCGAGAAGGTGATTTTGGTTGAACGGGCAGGAACCATCAGTTACATAGATGGAACCATCAGCCTCATCGATTTCAATCCAACCTACATTCTCCCTGCAAGCAGCACCGAGATCGCATTGACGATTGTCCCTCTGAACAAGGACATCTTCACACGGCGCAACCAAATCCTTTTGGTCGATAAGGAAAACTCAAACATAACAGTTGTTCCCGACTCTTTCCGCACCGAAAGACAGCAGACTTCATCGTCATTCCCATCAAATAGATAATAGGTCATGGCAACAGGAAACGACAAGAATCAGTCCCCGATCATTGCTCACCGTCTGCCTGAATTCGTTCAGACCGACCACCCGACAATGGTGGCGTTCATACAGGCATACTACGAGTGGCTGGATCAGCAAGCCGACCAAGGATATGTCCGTACTCCTGCTGCCTTGGATGGTCTTGCCGATGTAGATAAGACGATTGAGGAGTTTGTCGGCGCGTTCAAGAAAGAATACCTCCTTGGATTTCCCGAAGAGTTGGCAGTCGATACTGACGGAAATACAGTCGATACTCGTCAACTTATCAAAAACATCAAGGAGTTCTATCGCAACAAAGGAACAGAGAAAACTTATGAGTTCCTGTTTCGCGTTCTCTACGATACTGCGGTAGAGTTCTACTATCCTTCCCGCGATATTCTTCGCCTATCTGATGGCAAGTGGATTCAAAAGTACTCCATTCGCTGCTCGAATGACTTGGGATCAAAAATCTTTGAGGCTAGAGGAAAGACCGTGGCGCAGCGGTCAATTGATGGTTCCATTGTTGCAAGCGGAAGAGTGATCGATGTAACGACTTATCTAATTGGAAGTCGCAAAGTCGCGGAGTTGTTTTTGACCAACATCAACGGTCGATTCCAATCCAACACAGCAGCAACAACAAACTTCGGTGGAATTGAGTTCACCGACAACAGCGATGTTGTTCAGCGCGAGACTTTTGTATATCCCGTGCTTTCTACTGTTTCCGTATCTTCCCAAGGGTCAAACTATCGCAAGGGCGACCGCATCTTTTTTCAGCCAAGCATCACTCCATACAAGCAAAACTTGTTGAAGTGGAGCCAAAAGTTTAATGTCAGCAATGTATGGATCGCCGCAAATAATCCATCTTTATTGTCAACTACTATTGCCGCGCCTGATTCCTCATATACTGCAACTAGATTCAATCCGTCTTCGCTCAATAGTGGTACTGTAGGAAATCATGTCATAAGTCAATCATTTGCGGTAAAACAAAACAAATGGTATACCCTGTCAATCTATGCAAAAGCGGACGAATATTCTGGTGGAGTGATTCGGTTTCAAACAAGTTCATCGAGTATCTTTTATCAATCCTACTACACAGTAAGATCCTCTAACCCAGTCTTTACTACAGGATTTGGCTCTAGCGGATCAGTAAATTCATTTTTTGATCCAACATCTTTGAATAGATCAATCACTTCTGTAGGTAATGGTTGGTATAGAATAACATATACAGGAAAATGGATTGGTGCAGACGATACGGCAAATGTTTTCTACTTCTTTGGTAGACACTCTACAACCGAAGGTTCGCCCCAAACTGCATCAACAGCATATGGTATGTACATATGGGGGGCGCAGGTAAATGAATACGATTCCGCTCCATCATCAACTACTCCTTATCTCAAGACCGAAGGAATTGCTCCGCTTTCAGTTGCTGCAACCAATGACACCGGTCAAGGCGCAATCGCAACAATCACGGATGTGGATGGCAACGGCGGTATTCTAAAGACTCGTATTGACAACTTCGGTATTGGTTATGAAATCTCTCCGCTGACAACCTTTGACTCTGCCTTCGGTTCGGGTGGTGCAGTTTCAACCACACTTGGCACTCTCTGCACTTATCCAGGTTACTATTCCAACAATGATGGTCGCCTTTCCACCAACAAGGTGATGCAGGACAACCATTACTATCAGAACTTCTCCTATGTCCTTCTGACTGAAGTAGTCATTGATCGCTACAAGGACATTCTGCGCCGACTTATTCACCCTGCGGGAATGGGTATGTTTGGCAAAGTTGTAGTCAATCGCTGTGCAGCGGAAACAATTGCAACAGATACCGTAGCAAAGAGAACCGATCTCAATGCAATTGGTAACTACTCTCCTTATACGCTATACACATACACAAATATGGGAGAAGGATTTTTTGACAGTAGACCTACTCCATATTTCCCTTCGTTGCATGATTTGGTAATTGCAGGAAGTACTGGAAATCCAAGTATTAGTACATTGCAATCGTATTCAAAGGGAGAGAAGAAGAATCTTGTAAATTGGAGCAATGACGCTACAACTTGGATGCCGTCAAATGCGAATTTTTCAACTACTCCAAATTATGATATTGCTCCAGATGGGACAACGACCGCTTCTCTTGTTACAAAAATCACCCCAACTGCTAGTGTTCTTCATAGAACTATCAATCCTATAGGAATATCTCCTCCATTTACTTATTCTCTGTATTTTAAACAACCTACATCTATTACTGGATCTCTTACTGGAGGATTTGCTGTCAGAAATGACAGTATTTTACAAACTCTAATTAGTTCTAGTTTTGAATTTCTTTCTCCACCGGCTTTAAATACGATTGTATCTAATTCTTATGGATATCGTGAATTTACCCAAGAAGCGAATGATTGGTATAGAGTGAAGATGACAATAACCGGTGGCGTAACAAGTGGCGATCAATTATTGTTATATTATGGGGATACTAATGGTGCTATGATCCCCAACGGAACCTCGTTGTTGGTTTGGGGAATGCAACTCGAACCAGGATTGACTGCAAATCCTTTGGTCAAGACAACAAGCAATCCAATAGCAAACAAACCATACGCAGTAAGTTTCACACCCAAGGGAATAACTGGTCTCAAGATCTGGCTTGATGGAAAGACCCTCACAGGCGCGGTAGGCGCGACCGTGGGCGCGTGGGTAGATTCAAGTGGCAAC